GTCCTACCGGTCAAATAGGCCCAACAGGTTATGGACAAGCAATAACATATAAGTCTACATATTTTGTAGATGCTAATGGAACAACTGGTTCAGGAGTTAATGGTTCTATAAATCAACCTTTTAAAACAATTCAACAAGCAATAACATATATTGAAGGACTAACTAGTGGGCTTTTTAATACGATTATTATAAATAGTGGCGTTTATACAGAAAATATTACATTACTAAAATCTGGTATAGCATTATTAGGAGTTGGCAAATGGAATACAACAATTATTGGGACATTAACTATAACTATAAATAATACAACTGCGAATAATATAATAAATATAGGTTCATTATATATTACTGGAGGTATAACTATATCATCGACAAATGTTAGTTGTAATATAAATATTAAAGATTGTAATATAATAGGTAATGGATTACTATTACAAAGTAATAGTGCAAATGCTGTTGTTGTAAATGTATCCGATTCAATTTTTGAAGGCAATGGTAATATAGGCATATTATTTATAATTAGTATAAATGGAAAATCTCAATTATCATTGTCAAATTTATATATAAATAGCAAGAATAAACAAGGATGTTTTGAAATGAGTGGAAATTCACAATTAACAAGATGCGATAATGTTGTTTTTAAGAGAACATTATCAGATGATAGTCTCTATCCACTATTTGAAATAAGTAACAATATCGCAAATATGAAATTAATATTTAATAATTGTCGCTGGGAGTTTTCAGACACAACATCTAAAACACTAAGTATTGCAATTGCGTCATATAATACTTATGTTATTACATTAACATTTAATTTTTGTTTTTTTAATTTACAAGGATTATCTATTGTCGCATATATAGTTCTATGCGCAACGGACTGTATATGTTATACTAACGGAACAGTTATACAATCAGGCACGGCAAATAGCATAAATTGCAACCCGGTAACTGATTTTAAGGTTGGCTCTAACTTATTAGCTATACTACCAACTAACACATTAAACCCATGAAATTTAATATTATTATAATGATTTAATAAGCAAATAAATAATATTAAATTACGCAACATAATGCATTTTAAATAGAAATAATATTACAATTTAACCAAAACTGAGAACATAAAGAGTTATATATACTTGAGAAAGGTATACTTATTATTTCGGCATTATAATAAATATATATCTATTTAATTATTACCTTTATAACATGAAACTAGCCTGTTTTAGCAAAATGATTATTTTGATTTTTATTATTTTATGTGCAATAATAAAATAATAAAAATGCACAATGGATCCCCATTTTTCACTGGAAGAAATTCAGGCTTTTCGGCTTGCTCTACTAGCCTTGTATTCTTACGCATTAACGTATTTTATACATAAAATACCACAGACGCACACTAATGGAAGAATGCCCGGTCAATGCACTGTTTCATTTGGCAAATGGTCTGAAAGCGAAATCGCGGATTACATCGCATTTCGTTGTGTTGTCCCTGAAACAATCCCTGGTGACTATCACACTGCTGTCAAAGAATGGCTTAAAAAAAATTTAAACGCATGGAGTGAAATTGAATCAGGACTGAAACCCCACAGCCCACAAGATCCCATATGTTCTTATTTTAAAAGGGTTATACTTTCGCATAGTTTTAAGAAACAATTATTGCGCGAATATAAATGCCAACTGAATATTTGCAGGGATGCCCATATCAAGGCCCGAGAAGAAGAAGACCGCATTCTTCAGGCTGCCGAGGACGCCTATGCTAAAACATCAGAAGGCGCTGTGTTACAAGCATCAATAACTGCTCTTAAATCGAAGTTCGAGAGTCATGCAGTTCCGCCCGAAGAATATTGTTCAAAAAAACAGGCTTACTACCGATTAATAATAATGTTTAAAAAAAAAGCGCAGGACTTTTTGGTAATAGCCCAAGATGTATCTGGATAACAGTATAATGTAATCGGGCTCGTCTCATGATTTATACCTATATCATCATTAATAATGGAGTAATTTTATTACTTCTTTGTGTAATATTTTTTTCAATGCTTTAAATGGCGTTAAAACCTCTCAGTATAATTTTTTATAGGCATACATTGTTCGCGGTGATGGCGATATTTTTAGATATATTTCATTGCCTTCAAAAAACTTTCGCACAGCATCGCCTACCTCCTTATGTAAAACATCGTCTAATATTATAACTCCTCCAACACATAGTTTATTATCTGCAGTAATTATATCATGGTATACAGTAAAAAAATCATGCGCGCCATCTATAAAAATAATATCAAAATGCGCCATAGGATATGTAGATAGCCATGTGCTATATTTTTGCACTAATTTATGAGTTATTAGGTTTTTATTAGGCGATGGGTTTTTATTAGGCGATGGGTTTTTATTAGACAATAAGCCTTTATTAGGTGTTGATTTTATGCTTATAGAATTAATAATTTTATTAATCATAGATAGCCCTACTCCGTGCCACTGTGTCATTTGATTTGGATCTATTGAGATAAAGGTTGCATTCATTCCTGCGTGCAAATTTTGACATAGACAGTTTGCAATTATCATTCCTGACATACCATATGCACACCCTATTTCGACAATATTTAAATCGGTTAATTTTTTTTTATTTTCTTTGATATACTTATATAAAATATTATGTATAAAAATGCTTTCGGTGGTATTAATATGTGATTCCAAAGGAAACCATAAAAGGCCTATATTAATCATCCTTGTTAAATATATACTAGATATTATATCATTCTTAATATTTAGGTGAAAGTTATCTAATTCATTTTTATACTTAGCATATGTTTCGCTAAAATATTCTTTTAGAATAGAGTAATCATATATGTAATCAGGATATATTTCTGTCTGTATTTCATGTGGATTATATTTTTCTAAATCATAGTTGTATAAATGAGGAATTTTTAACTTGTCGTAATTTTTTCTAAGGAAGCCATGTTTTTCTAAATTATCCATATAAGAGAAGTTAGATTTAGGTGGCTTAAACTGTGCATTTAATAAATTAATGTGGGTTATAATATAACTACGGGTTGAGCCGTGCTTTGGTGATATACTTTTAAGCCATTCTGAAGATGTAAAAGATGGAATAAATATTGGTTTATATTCCTTAAAAATTATGTCTTTTATTGGCATTCTTAATTTTGGAGAGTATAACTGTAATATAATTACTATATCTTTATTTAGATTAAATAAATTATCTATTATAAATTTTATATCCTCGTCATTTTTCAAGTCATCTGTTTTTGTTATATAAATATAGTCGGGGATTATGCTATTATTTATCATATGGACTACTGCATCATATATTGTATAATTATGAACATTAATATTATGTTTTTTTGAATATCTGGATAAGTTTGCAACAGTAGTATGTAAACGCGGATATTTAAATTTAAACCATTGTAAATCATCCTCAAATGTTTTTATTTCTGCATAGTTTGGATCTGCACAAGGCATTGTAAAATGAGAATATATATGAACATTCATTTTTATTCCTTGTGTTTGAAGTATTGCTATGCCCTCCTTTCCAAAGGAAGGTGATCCAATAAAACATACTGTTTTTGGTTTTATTAGTTGCGCAAATGCTTCACATGTTTTTCGCATAGTAGGAGAATACCACCCATAATTTAATTCATGGCCGACTGCACCATGTTTATCTGTTATCTTTATCGAATAATTAATCAAGCATGGTTTCATAATATATTTTGCTTTAGAATAATTACTTGAAAAAAATGCGCCATAAATATGATAAATTCGATATAATAATTGCTCAAAAGAGATATTACTCGGCAATATTTCGGGGAAATTGGCGCATATAATTTTTTTGGTTATAAAATCTATCTCAGGAAGATGAGGTGTAATATTTTGCATTTCTAATATATTTCTTTTAATGTTTTTTATAGTATCATTATCGTATAAATCTGTTCGCAAAATTATTAATTTGATGCCGGAATCATTCATATAAATATACAATATATAATAAAAAATGTCTAATACTGGCATTTGACGGAATATCCGAGTAGGACCAATTGCTTCTGTGCTTGTGCTTGCGCTTTGTTCATGTTCCTATGCACGTAATTGAAAATATATATATAATAATATAACATAATGGCACACCTAATATATAAGGATGCCCCCGCTGAAGATAGTGAATTATACGAAGAATATTGCAGGAAACATAATATTTATTACACTAAATATTCTGATTACATCAGTATAAATGGCACGATTTATATTAAAGACGATGCCGAATTTGTTCCAAACGAAGAGTTAGTGCCATATATTAAGCATATGGGGTATACTAAATTTAAGACTAATTACGCCACAATCAAATTAGACAAAAAGAAACTTCGCGCTACAATGCATAAATATGCTGATTTTTTTCCGATATCAGGAGAGAATAAATGGGCAAATCCGGAAATTATGCATAAAGAACTAACAAAAACGATATATCTTCGAGGCATGGATGTCATATATGCAAAGATTTATGACCTAATGCTGTCTGGAGTGCAAGTTTTAATGTATAGGCCGAGTTATATTTATACCTCTACCTTTCTTGTTGGACCTGATTGTGGTTATGAAACTGATGATTTAGAAGAAGAAAAATATTCTGGACGCGGCACTGTTATTGTTAGCTATAATAAAAATCAGTTTAATTTGGAAGAAGACGACGAAGATGACGTATGACGATGCAATGAGCAAAGAAATTATATCTGGTTATAATGCAATTATTCGCATAATTATTCGATAAAGCGTATTAATCGCATCGATGATATCCTTAGGAATCTCATTATGCATATTTTGTTCTTTTATTATATTAATTATTGCTAACGATTCTTCATAATTGTATAAAAGATAATAAGCCTGAGCGAGGCATTTCTGCGCGTATAATTGCAAATAAGTGTCATCATCTGATACCGCAATTATCGTTTTAATTCTATCAAGAACGCGTGATCTCCGTGGTTCTTCTGCCCATGCGCGCTTCATTTCGGATAAAGCGTTCATACTTGATCTTAAACCAGGAAGCAACGAATCAAAAATTGCATCGTGTTGATCCCATAACTCAAACCGACTTTGCAATGCTTCGTTGGGGTCGATTGTCATTTTATAATATGGCACGTTGTATCGTGTATATGTTGATTTGATTTTTATACTAATAATTAGTAGACCGATAATAATTCAATTATGCATGCCATTATAATAATATTAATTAATTATTATAATGCATAACCCTTTTTGGTGTAAATACTTTGGTATAAAAATAGAAAATGTAAAGAAATACAACACGCGATTAATAAAACGCTTTGACATTATTAATAAATTTTCTGAACATGAACTAAATCTAATATCAACCTATATTGGCGCTAACACCACGCAAAATTTTAATTTAACTGATATTCAGACATATTTAACAACCGGTCAAATTACATATGACCGTATCGATAATACGAGCAAAATTATAAAAAAAACGGCCAAACAAATTTATTCCATAGTTAAGAAAACACTGTCTGCAAAGGAAGAAAGATATAATTTGTTTATAAACGAATTATCTGCACTTATAACCCGTCATCAAAAAACAATTATGTATAACTTATATCGTTGTATGGACGTTAGTTATTCCGGTAATACCATTAATACTTTTTCTTCATGGAGTATGATCCCATTACCTGGTTTTTGTGAAACTGATGGTATTGTTCATTTATACAAATTAACCGGCGGATGCAAAGGGTTATATATTGAAATAAATGAAATAAGCGAAACATGGCCTGATTTTTATAATTATGAAGTAATACTTGCGCCAGGAGTGGAATTTATTGAGTATAAAACAGAGACAATTAATAAAATTTCTAATGCATATATTTATGGCAAAAAATATGATGATGAAACTGACGCTGATGTGATTATCGTTCATTATATTAAGTTGCGATGAAATGTAATTACATATTACTGGACATATGACCGCATTAATTTTATGTATCCGCATTAATAATATATATCCGCATTAATATATATTATTAATGCGGATACATAAACCATTTCTATTTTCTTTTTTGGTATAAATATGGCAAAGATAAAGGAATATAATAATAAATTAATTAAACGCTTTGATATTTTAAACAAATTTTCGACAAATGAAATAGATATTTTGACTAGATATATTGGACCGGGTTCTCGTAATAAACCGTATAATTTTTTTGATATTCAACAATATTTAATTGACGGAAGAGTCTTTGTTACTCCTTCTAATAGTTATAATCCAAATTATAAAACAGCAGAGGAAGTTTGTTCTGATGTTAAGAGAATATTAAACAATAAAGAGGATTTAATTAAAAAATATATAATGGATATGAATGATATCGTAATAACACGACAGTTGCATATTAGGTATAACTTATATCGTTGTATGGACATTAGTTATGTTGGTAATACTATTAATACTTTTTCATCATGGAGTTTGATTCCTTTACAATCATTTTGTGAGACAGGCAAAGATGTTCATATATATCAAATAACAGGAGGATGCAAAGGGTTATATATAGAAATAAATGAAAAAAATGATAAATGGATGTCGCGATATGAATATGAGGTGATATTGCCTCCAGGGGTGCAATTTATACCAATTAAAACGGAGACTATTAATATGTTATCTAATTCTTATATTTATGATAAGAGCCACAATACTAAATCTACAAATTCGGTTATAACAGTGCATTATATTAAGATAAATAATTCTATACCATAGAATATTTTAATTTTACCGTGTTTCCTATTGCATTACATTACATTACATTGCATTTAATGGAAAGAAATAATTAAACATATATTATTTATATAATATAAATAATATATGGAACAAATAATTCTTAATGTAATGTCGCAACCCGAGTGGAAGTATCCTATATTTTCTTATTACTTTGTAATGTTCTTAATAATATCTATAATCCCGTCAAACTTAAAATTATCGACACAATTACAATCATACATAAATGCAAAGTCGAACGATGATATAATGGCTCGCACAATAATACAAAAATATATAAGCACGCCTAAGAATATAAGACAAGGCACTATTACTAATTATAATATTGCAGTTATCCCGCCATCTGGGGTTCAAATAAATTCTCCTGGAACTTATTTCCTAAGCAATAATATAAATTTTAATGCAGCAATAACCCCCTCTGGTGTGACTATATGCGCTATCGTAATAAATTCAAGCAATGTTGTTTTAAATTTACAAGGATACCAAATAACACAAACTAATGCTTCTAATTTAGACTCTGTGGGCATATATATAACTTCCAATTTATCCAATGTTCAGGTTATAAACGGGTCTATGTCAGGTTTCGGTAGTTATACCATAACTTCATTTAATAGTTCTAACATTACTATTATAAAAATGAAAGTGTCAAACCAAAGATGCGCGGATGTAAGTTTTGCGTCTGCAGGAATTTTTATTGTTGGTGGAACCAATGTTATAATATCAAATTCGTCGGTTTCAAACGCCAATGTGCAATCATTATCGTATGCCGGTATCCAAATGCGTTTTTGTATGAATTCGAAGATAATATCATCATTAGTCAAAAATTGCGTAAATAATGCCGGGGGTTGTAGTGGAATTTCAGCATTGGCAAGCAAAAATATCGTTTTCAGCGATAATGAAGTTTCTGGGATTAATTCCGGCACAATTTTACCAAAAATGTCTCCTGGACATACAACATTAGGTATATTTCTTTTTTTAAGTTCTTATGTTTTGGTTTCTAATTGCAATATTAATAATGTTCATGGCTCATGTGATGATTCACATGCAGTTTCTGTTTTTGTATGTTCATCTGATATTATTGTAAAAAATTGCGATATACATAATATTACAAGTGGGATTGCTACTGGAACCGGCGCAAAGGCAACTGGGGTTGAAATAATAATGAGTTATAACACAAAAATACAAGATTGTGTTGTTAAAAAGGTAAAAGTATTAAAACCTCAAGATTTACAATGTGCGGGATTTAGTTCAAGTTGTGCATTAAATACTGAATTTCATAATTGCCTTGCAGAAGATATAGTAACTACGGGAATTAATACAAAAGGTGTCGGATTTGGCTGGGCGCCTGATCCAAGACAAACATTTATTCAACCTACATTTAATGCAAAATTTATAAAATGTTATGCAAAAAATGTTGATGTTGGGTTTGATATGTTTTATTCAATTGCTGGTAATATTATTAATTGTAAAACAAATAATGCAAAGGTCGATGTTTTAGACATAAAAGAATCCCGCACACTTACATGTAATGAATGTTCTGAGTGCAATCCTTCTACTTCAACTATTATACCCAATATTGGTCGCGACAATATAATTTTATAAAGCATATATATTTGCAAAAAAATAAATAAGTTTGGCTATATTATATGTTCCTTAATTTTACGGTTATACCTGATTCTGATGGCAACATATGGTATGAATTTAATCGTCTTTGTCGAGCATTAGGTGCCGAAATATCTATTAATCGCCTTGATAAAAATGATGTTAAAAAATTAGGCGATATTAAGTTATCGACAAGTATTATAAAAGAAATAAACAGGATACAAAAAACTAATGTAGTTAAATATAACAAAAACTTAATTTATGTAAATGAAGCCGGCTACTCTAACATAATAAAAATGCATGGACGACATAATGTAATTGACAACGTAGTTGAAACCCTACAACATTTTACATTTAATGTAGGGGAACAAAATTATGACCGAATGCCACCTTTGCAAACATTGCGCCTTATTGCAATAGATTTATTATGTAAACTATATCAACCTAAAATTAAACCTATACTAAATGTAATTGAATTATAATTATTTATATTAATCAATAATGGATGACATTTTTCTATTAAAGAAAACACGCATTGAATTAATAGAGATTTGCAAACCAGGTATAATTAAAGGGCATAATGAATAAACCAGGTATAATTAAATTAATAAAAAAAACAGTGCCGAAAGTCATAACGCCATTGCCAGGCATAACTCCACCGAAATCAAATAAAAAACTAAAAATGATTGATTTATTTGCAGGAACGGGTGCTTTTATACAGTATGTGATACAAACAAGGTTGAGTGTGTATTCGCTAATGATATAACACCATGGTCAAAAACTATTTATGATGCTAATCACGAACACAAATTAACTCAAGGTGATTTAAATAGTATACCTGTAGATAGTATTCCACCCCACGATATTTTAACAGGAGGTTTTCCTTGCCAACCGTTTAGTATAGCGGGCAAACAAGAAGGTTTTAATGATGAAAGGTCAAATGTATTCTGGAAAATTATGGAAATAATTGACTATCATGAACCATCGTTTATAATTTTGGAAAATGTTAGAAACTTATTGAGCCACGACAAAGGAAGAACATTTGAAATAATTAAGAAAAATTTAACTGATAGGGGCTACTTATTAAGATATGCCGTTCTTAATACCGCAGAAATTACTGGAGTTCCACAACATAGGGAGCGCATATATATTGTTGGAATAAAATCGCGGGAAATTTATGATAAATTTTCACTAGATTTTATGAAAATTCCAAAGGAACCCATTTCTAAATATATTATGCCTGATGTTGCGGAGAAATATTGGTATACCTCTAAATCTGTGATTTATCCTTTATTATATAAAGAAATAACTAAACCAGATACTATTTATCAATATCGGCGGGTATACATTAGAGAAAACAAAAGTAATGAATGCCCTACATTGACTGCAAATATGGGCACTGGAGGTCATAATGTTCATATATGTCTTACTGTCAAAGGAATACGAAAATTAACACCACGCGAATGTTTTTCATTTCCAGAAACATATATCCTTCCTGACGATATTGCTGACAGTAAGCAATATTGTCTTGCTGGAAATGCTGTTTCATTGATTGTAATTAAACTAATAGCAAATAGGCTTATTGAATTAATTGTTTAGTTATGTGTTATAATTGTAACGCTAATATTTCCATCTGTGCAATAACATCATCAAATAATGCAAATGTAATGCAAATGTAATGTAATTGAAAAATAGTTATTCATAATTATATTAAAATGGATATCTTTACTAAAGTATTACATGTTATAAATAGTGCTAAATCGGAATCAGACTTATGGAATACTGATATAAAAGAATTAGAAACTAGTTCTGGTATAATTCCATTTATAACCGATGCAGAAATCGCGGAATTACTTAATAGAGATACTAACCCCGGAAATATATATAATGGTTATATATCACATACAAAGTTATGTATTTTAGGAATTTATTTATACCGCAATAATTTATTTCATTCATGTTGGAAAATAACAGACCATATGTATTATATCTGTCAGGTTTATATCGATGAAACTATGAATATTAATGAACAAAAAGAAAAGATACTTAAGTTTGTTAGTTATTCCAATAATTTGGATATAAATAAAATTTATTCCTTATTAACATCATATATATTGTGTTATAATGAGTGCTATGAATTATTGGTCGTATTAGATATAACTGAAATAAACATAAAAACAATAAAATCGTTATATCTATCTTGTCGTGGTTATAATTATATTTATGCCATATTAGATGACGAATGTGATAAATATTTGGCTAACATTGCATGGGAAAAAAGTATTAGATGTGCATGGATTAAGGCATGTCTTTCTATATATAAAGAAACAGATAATAATATTAGCAAATATTATTATCAATTTGCAAAGGAATGCACGGAATCATTGTTGTAAATCATTAAAAATGTTCATCATATTAGTATAATTCTTATCTATCAATTGCAATAACTTTGTAGGTGTAATTTTGTGAGATCTGTCTGGTATTCTTAATAAATCATCACTGTTTATTTTTATATCATATCTATACTCAATAATATTAACTATATCCTCATGCCGACAATAAGTAAAATTTATAGGTGTAAGCCTACCTTCACGATATAATGCAGGAGACAGTTCTTCTATGCAATTTGTGGTTGCTATTATTATCATTCCGGCATAATTTCCAATTCCGTCGAAACGCGACAGTATAAAACCAAGGTTTAACTGATCTGCGATTTCTGTTTTTGCTATTTTATTGATTATGCCATCTTTGTCTTCGTCATCTTTTTCATTAGTGCGGGGTTTTAACTCTTTGCATTGATCGATTTCATCGAATAAAAATATTACTTGTTTGCGCTTAAAGGTAACACCGTTAATTTCAGTTAATGCTAATATATTTTCAAGTTCAATATTAGTTTTAACTCGCGCCATTGGCACTTCAATAATATGCCGATTTCCATAGTTAGCGATTGCAGTTACATGTGCAGTTTTACCGCATCCTGGAACGCCATGAAATAGAAATCCCGCTTTGCGTTTTGCGCCAGTTTTAATATAAAAACTATCTTGTTTGAGGCGATCAACCGCACTTTTTAATGTTTCTTTATGTTCGCTAAATATGGTATCGAAAGTCTCATATGATTTTTCGTTTACATTATTTATATCAGATAATAATGTTTTTGAGAATATAGGACATTGGCCTTCTTCCAGGCATTTCTGATAAATAAAGTGATATAACTTATTCTCATTTTTTTTTTCACAAAATATATTATAATCCTTTTCACACTGGGCTACAAAATTCTTCAACTCAGTAAAATTATGTTTCATTGATCTAATTATAACTGTTATTTTTTTAATAGAACTAACATGGGTATCTTTCTCGCCGATCTCAATATTTTCGGTATTTATATCAGCATAAATTTCATCATTCAACTTGATATTAGTTCCATCACATATATATTTTACCCTTCTATCGTTTCTGTTATAATTTTGTTTTGCTAAATTATTAATTGTAATGTAATGGCATAGTGCTATAAATGGCGATGATACGCAATAAGTAAAATAAGCATACTGTATTGATTCGAGGCCAGAATAAGATATACTTGTCCATTTATGCTGGGTTGATAATTTATTTCTTACATATCTAGGAAAATCTTCTTCGAAGTATTTTTTTAATGCGGTTAATAGTGGAAGTATTAACAATATTATACCAATATCATAAATTATATTATTGGTTGATATCTTAGATAATAACAGGTATTCCATTAATGTTAATTATAATAATATAATATAATCAATTGCATTGCATTGCATTACATTGAGTTGCAATGTAATGTAATGCAATGCAATTGATTATATTATTATTAATTATAATAATCGTTAATGGCAGACTCCGACGAAAATGAAGAAGTTATGCCGAGAGTATTAATAACTGATAATTACGAATTATTAATGTATAAAAAAGACGACACTGGATCAGATCATTATACCAAAGATGAAGATGATGACGATGATGATGAAGATGATAACGATGAAGATGAAGATGATGATGATGAAGATGATGACGAAGATGAAGATGAAGATGAAGATGAATCTGATTATGGTAATAATAGGTATTATACTAAGTATAACAATTATATCTCGCCAAATGGCATACGTTATAATAAACATAATGCAGTAGTTCCTAATAAATATCTAATAGAATACATAAAATGTATGAACTATCAAAAGTTTGAATATAAATATATTGTAATAGAATTAGATAAATATTGCAAGAATGCAAAAATTACAAGATATAGAAAAGGATGGAAAAAAATAAGTAAGCATTACATTGACAATGCGGAAGTTTTTTATTCCGAGATTTATACCCTATTGCTTTCCGCAAGTAATCTAAAACACGTTAAGTGTTATAGACCAAGTTATTTATATACAGCAGAATCAATACATTGTAGTGATTATATTGACGAAGAAAGTATGGAAGAAATAAAATATACTGGTGCCGGATCTGTGGAGGTTTCCTATGATGGTCATGCGTTTATTCCATGAATGCATGATGGGGTTTATGGACTCATTTTTTTATAATGTAATCTTTATTTAAATTAGTGTTACTTTGCGTTGTGTTATTTTGCAAAATAACACTGCACAAAGTAAAATAATGTAATGCAATGAAACATAATGCAATATAACGCAAATCTAAGCACAAGCCCGCTTCCAAGCGCGGTTGCCAGTTGAAACGAAATCAGTCTGCAAGGTAGCAACGCGCTCAGTTGCTATGGTTTCGTCGTCCTTTGACCATTTTGCCGTGCATATTGAAAACGATTGTAATAATGCAATGCAATCCGCGCATGGCTTTGATTGACGCAACTTGTCTAAACTATCTAAGCGGATGACTAGTATAGATAAATTCTTTCCAGAATGCAATCGTTGCTTTGTCCTATGTAAATAACGCGCTTGTTTGGCAACTTTCTTCGTGAATAACTGCTCTATCGCCATTGCCTCTGCATGCCTAGACGATGATTCCATCCCGCAGGACATCGAATAACTTGAATTCCAACCAATGCTTAGCATCCTATTGCCTGTATAAATGCAGGCGGCATGTATGATTTCCCCAGGCTTCTTTAAAACACCGTGTTTTGATAGCAACATGCACTAGACGGGCGCGCAGAACCATTTCTGCGCGTGTCGTTTGCTTGGATTCCCGGCAGTCATTTAATGTATGACGGCTTGAAAACATAATCGCAATTCAATCAGGAGCGGATTCGGTATTATTATAATTATTAATATAATATTGTTTAAAACAATAAAAAATCATTTTACACCTTTGCACATTTAAAACGCCTTTTTATCGAAAATTTATTATTAATTATATTAATATAAAGAATGAACATAAAACTAAAAATCGGGTTGTCAATGTTAATATTGTTATCAATAATAGAAGGAATAATACTACTTTCTGGCTACTATATTTTCGACCATGGTCATAATACAAAAACAGAAACCAACAGAATTTTGAATAGAGGCGCGACTGAGACAACTGCGCACTTTTGGATATTTTATCATCTAAAAGCATATTTGATTGTGGCAATATTTGCATTTTTGTCGTTATTGTTTAGAGGTCATACTACATCATTTTTAGTATTATGGGATGTTTTAGACAATCGGCGATAATAATGACTTTGAACAAAAACATTTTTGTATATTGCCATGTAATTTATAAATTAATTATTATAATGAACGCCATTGTTTCCAACTTATTTGCGGTGTTAAAAAACAACAATTTCATAATAATAAAAGGTGCATTTGTTGCGGAAGATGACAATGCGGAATTATTCAAAAAATTTTGCACATGCAATGAAGGATACCTTGTCAATCGCGACAGAGGGCGAAAATATTTTTTATCGCATGACAATTTCATTAATAAAAATAAATTTGGAAAAAAGCGCGATGTTGCGATAATGCACAAAAGGCTAAATGATAGGTATAATAAAACAGACGCTGGAATTTGTATATATGAAGGAGTTTTTAAAGACAAGATCATAATTTATGATTGCCACTATATAAAAGCGGTTGTTTTTTATCCATTCTTCATTAAAAAAGATAACATTTTGAAGCGTTATTTATACCTAAAATTCGAACAATCAAGCGCACAATCTACAATATTGCATACGTATCATTACATATTGTCAAAGATTTTTCATAAATCGCAAATATGCAGAAGAGAAAGAGACAGTTATAATAATTGGTATACTATAGATAAGAGATTTAAATATAATAATAATTCTTCTTTTGAGTGGTATACTAACAATGTGCGCCTTGGTGCCGAGTTTTTTATTAGTGCAAATCTAATCACAATAATAAATCGCAACAATTAAGGAAGACTTAGGCTTAGGCTTAGGCTTAGACTTAGGCTTAGGCTTAGCATGCATTCGTGCAGTGAACCAAACAAATTTGGTGATGTGCTCATCCATCTTCTTGAAAAAGCCCGATATGAAATCAATTTTATCAGTTATGCAACAGAGTATGAGTCAAAATCTGTTGCATCGCGTTTTTTACATTTATTAGTAGAAGACCTTTCTGAACTCACTGAAACTGCTAAGTCATACGAAAATAAAGACATGGTTGGCTTAATACAAACTTTTGCACAGTTAGTATATTATACCAACGAAGGATGGGACTAACATTTAATTATTGCAATTGCATTGCAATTACAATTGCAATGCATTATTATAGTAATAATTGATATTTTGTTATTATTGCTCCGCTTTGCATTATCGCAATATGTTGCATTACATTATATAATGTCAAAAAAACGATGCCATGATTTGGAAGACCCGGAAACATCATCTTATATTAATATTGAGATCATTGATGAAGAGGAACAGACCCCGGAGCAAGCCAATGAATTTATACTATCGCTTGAAGAAATAACACATCTTGTTATACTTATGACGTCTGGTATTTTTTTCGGTAATATGAGCGAATACGAACATTACTTGTTATGTCATCAAGTTGTATTTGAATGCGATGAAATAATTCAAGATATGGCGATTATTCTAATATTTGCTAATAATCTTTTTCGGTTGTTTGATTTTGGTATTATACCAATAAGCGATGCAATTTTCAAAGAAATTAATGAAGGCGTGATTTATAATTTGCAATTTTTTGATTACAATGTTGCAAGAAAAATATATCTAGCGCGTTCTGCCACAACATTAATAAATTTTGAAATAAAACAGATTGAATGGAGACTTGCATGTTATTCGGAAATTCAAATATTAACAGCGTTTCAATATGAAACGGTTTGCGTCCTTGAGAAACAGAGGTATGCCTATAAAGAAGAATTATGCAATATAATGCACGTAGTTGCGTGGGATTCTGTCGATTAGGTTCCTCTGATAGCCAATGGATTATTAATGATATCCAAAAATATTTAATTGTATTGATGCAAAGATTATGTGATTTAACAAACAACAGAATAAAGCAAGTAAGCGTTATATTTACATTCTTGCATTTAAATTTAATTTAATTAATAATTATAATATAAAGTAAATGACAAGCCCGACTCGTAAAATAACCAAATTCGTCGACTATTTGACAAACCTATGCAAAGAGAATATTACTGCAGATTTGCGATCATTGCATGGCTCGCTCATGTTTTCTGGTAATAAAATAATTAGTAGTGGATATAACTCTCTATCTCATGAAGGCATTTTTGGAAGGCATACCAAAGCCGAACACGCCGAGGTGGCCGTATGTCGTAAATATTCAAATATGAGCCATTCTACTAGGAATAAATATTGTCTCTTACGAAGCAATACGTAAACCCTAAATTTATTCCACGCGGAAGTCGCAAGAAATTGCGGATAATGATAATTTGTATTGCCAAAGATGGGACATTTCGCAATTCAAAATGTTGCGATAATTGTTTTAATGTATTGAAAACATTTGGTATAAAAACGATATGGTATTCTACCGATTCTGGTTCATTGATTAAACAAAAAATAGGCGATATAGTGCCATATATTAAGCATTAATCGCAAACAAAACTATGTCATGTATTTGTAATTGTAATTGTAATTGTAATTGAAAAAATAATAATTATAATTATCTTGAGTAATGGATGCAGTTATTCAATCTATTATAACTAATACTGAAACATTAGATAGGTATACATACGCTGTGTCGTTGCAAAAACTACATATCAGTTGCGATTACGAAATAAATGAACAAATTCTAAAAGTATTAACGTCCGACAAACAAAAAAAAGATATGTTTGCTTATTTATACCTAAACAAATGTTATAAATCATGTAGCATATTATTAACTAGTTTTGATTTAGAGAATCATTATACCGTGTTATTTCATGATAAATGGCCAATCAATAAGCATTGTTCGCGATTTCTTAAATTGGCTAAATATATTAAATGGGATGGTGTTAGTTATGTTTTAATATATAATTTAATATATGCTTATTATAATCATAAGGTAGAAAATGGGGCGAGTTTTAATGCCTTATTTTTAGAGTTATTAATGCAAATTATAAAGCCCGATATAAGCACGATTGAGAAAATTATCACGGATTTTAACTGCGAATGGCTTGGTCTTACAGAAATGCTTATTGAATACATTATTATTACAAAATTCTCTAACTCATTGAGGTATGCATGGATTACCTCTTGTATTGAGGTATAACTTAATATATAACGCAAATATTTCAACCCCGAAAAATATATATGATGGTATTACATCCAAAGTTATATATTTTTAGGAATTCAATAATCTATTTCGATCATGTTGGAAAATAACAGACCATATGCTTTGTTTCGATGAAACTATGAGTATTAATGAACAAAAAGAAAAGATATGTAGTAAGGAATAATTTGTTAGATGCCGAATATTTATCACATATGGCTAATATTGCATATATAATAGCGGTTATGTAATATAAACAATTTGTATGGGTTCGCCTCATGACATACATCATTTTTGTAAATCATTAGTATAATTCTTATCTATCAATTGCAATAACTTTATATATGTAATTATATAAGATCTAGTCCATTTATGCTTTGTTGATAATTTACTTCTTACATATCTAGGAAAATCTTCTTCGAAGTATTTTTTTTAATGCGGTTAATATTTATACCTATATTATTGGTTGATATCTTAGATAATAATAGATATGATATAATAGTAATGCTATTATATCATAACATATTGACTATCCCAAAGAACATAATAGGTATTCCATTTCTTATACAAGAAATATGTTTTGTATAGTTGCATTCACGAATATTATATTTTATTAATTCTGGCTTCATCAAATATAGGAAAACTAAAATATCGTGCTGTTTTGTATTATTTGCAAAAGCATTATATTTTTGATATAATTTGCTCTAATGTTTGCCATAAGAATTCTCTAATAAAATTTTAACGGCGGTTGTTTTTTTGTTATAATCATTATGCAAACATCAAATAATATTCTGTTGAGTTTTATATAAATAGTTCAATTATAATTCCAATCCACGAAACCATGTGCTAAATGCACGCTTTCGCAATCCTTCATCTTTTATTTGCTTAAATAATGCTTCAGAAAACCATCGCCCGATCCAATCTCGTTTATAAGGAAAACCTTTTTGTTTTATGCCAGGATGAGGCATTTTATTAAAACCAATTTTAGCCAAATAGTCAAGCACTTCTATAATTTTTGCATTGTCATTTTCTTTTGCCGCTTTTTCGAAGTGTTGTTCTTGCCACGCATAAATTTCGCTTTTAACGAAGTATCCGCTTTGCGTTATGTAATAAATTGAATCCATCGAATAGCATACTTCATTATCCCAGTCAGAGTTATAACCAGAAGCATCACTGTCCCATTCACTGGCGCGAAAAAATGAAATAGCCCGGAGTTTTTTATTGGATAATTTCCTAATTATACGCGCCCAACCATCGTCATTTGCGAGTGTTCGTTTTTCGATATAATCGGCGGAGTCTGTGCCATTAGGCTTATATTCCCTGATAGTAATATGATGTTCATCAAATTCACATTGTCCAGAAGACCATTCAAATTTACGATAATTCATTTGCGTTATATATTTGCGTAAATGATGGCGTGGAACTTGTGCATTATCTCTTTTATAACAAAATAGTTTATCGCCTTCTCTTATTATACAATCATCATCGTCGTCTTCGTCGTCTTCTTTGGATGAAGATAGATATTTATCTTTAGAAATATCCTTATCAATCGGTTTAGTGGTTATAAGTTTACCAGTGTCAATGTCGTAAAGTTTAGTTGGAGGTTTAGCCATTTTTGTTATTAACACTGGCGACTCATCGTCAGATGATGATACCTCGATATGCTTAATAATTTTTTTGGTTATAGGTTTTTTTAAATCATCAGTTATATCCTTATCGACATCTATTTCTTCTTTGTCTGACATGTTTTTTATAATCTTTTCGCAACAGGGAATAAATGTATTATCAGAATCATTCATTATAGTATTTATATAATCTTATAATAAATATTCAATTTAAAGAGGAATGCTTTAAATAATTATTCTTAATTTTTTTATATTATGTAATCAGAACATGGTATAATTAAAAAAATGCTAATTTATTTAATATAATATTGGTTAGTCTTGAAAATGAAAGTTATAAAACATATTAATTATGCTTAGATACCAATATGCCGCAATCTTATATATTAATTGAAAAAAAATATTAGCATTATATAAAATATAATGAACGCTTATCAAGAAGCATTAGAATCAGGATGGGAACGGCTGGATAGTATGAAACCATTAACTAAAAAAGAGATAAAGGATAGTAATTTAACTAGTATAAATAAAACTATGTTATTATGTTATTATGGACACAATCATACTGTTAACCCATCCTTATTTTATATGGCGGTATACTCAAGTAATATACCTTCAATTATTAAAATTCTGGTTATAAACGCGCATTATCCTGATTGGATGTTATATTGTAGAAATGTTAAAATATATACGTTTCTTGAAAAAATATTTCCAAGAGATAAGGGAAACAATAATGCATATTTAATGTCCATAACTAGAGGAGATACTGAATTATGTAAATATTTACATGGCAAATATAAATATTGCGATATTGCAGGAAACAATGATGTCCTTATTGCAGGGGCAAATGATAGGCGCGATATTTTAGAGTTTTTAAGAATAAAAAACGCTGATTTTAATAAGGTAAATAATGCTGGCGAAGATTTAACATATATTGCATGTAAGCATAATTTTCATTATATATTAAATACGTATTGCAGTCGAGATTATCATAGATTGGGTATAACCTATGCCGCAGAATTAGGATATTTAGAGTGTCTACGCCATTTTAATTATGATCAAATGCAAATAGAAAGAATATTTTTTATAGCAGCAAAACTAGGACATTATGATAATTTGGTATGGATTTTACAAACATGGCCGGAATTAAAAAATTCAGATTGTAATGGTTATAACGCTCTACATATTGCATGCGCACATAATCGGATAAATAATGTCCGATTGCTTTCCGAACATATTGACATTAATTCAATAGCGCATAACGGCGATACCGCGTTGCATATGGCGTGTTATTCAGGAAACTCCATAGAAATGATCGATGTTTTAGTAGATTTAGGTTCTGATGTTCATATAAAAAATAATTATTCTGATACACCATTATCATTATGCAGCAACGCCGAAGTGTTTTCTTATTTAGAAAATATTATTAATCGTGGGCACTATGCCGGAATTATACTTATGCCTATGCCTATGCCTATGCCTATGCCTATTATTGCGCATGCAAATGTAATTAGCATAAATGAAACATGTAATATATGTTATGAAACTAAGCATACAGAATATATACATTGCACGATGAATCATTATACCTGCATAATATGTTGGACTAGATGTCGTGTATCTCATTGTTTATACTGTTATGAAATTATAACATAGTAATAATTCTTCTTCTTTTATGAGTCGTTGATATATGTTAGTATTAAGTATAAATAACATCATCTTTGTGCTTTGTTTTTTTGTCATAATAATAATAGTTAAAAGGCGCCTTTATACTTAAGATATATTATTTGCACGAATAAATATAATAATAACAATAAAACGGCAATAAAAGGTATACCTTCATAAATAAATTGCATTAGATTATTTTCATCCTCTTTCCATTTAATTCTTAAATATGACAAATTTAACAACAATAAAATAATAATAACAGTAAAATTCGTAATAATTGCGAGTATAACTTCATTTTGCAACAACGACATAACGGTTGCGATAATAAAGGTTATTAAAATGATTATACTTGGCGATCCATATTTGTTTAAGTGATTAAAGTTATGATTATTTTTAATATTTCCATAAAAAAACCGCGTTCCGCCAAGTATAGATATAAATGCGGTATTAAACATAACAAACCCGCCTACTGCATAACTCACCTTTGCTATGGCGCCATTTGTTAATTTTTCGTATATTAAACTCAAAGGATGATGCGTATGTGATGCGCCATGTATCCCTAACACATAAATGACTGTCATAATGACGCAAATATAAATAATGGCTGTTATTAGTATAACGGCCATGGTTGCCAGTCCTGTATCATCGGGATCCTTTGTTTCCGCGCGCATTTTAACAATAATGTCGTATCCATTAAACAAAAATATGCTTAATATTGTTGCAATAATAAAGCCGTTTTTTTGGGATGGCGTTGTTTGTTGGGATGTTTGGGATGGCGTTGATGTTCCCCCCATTATTATTATCCCGAATAACATAATTAACATCGCCCCACCTATCCCATTTATTACATGTTTAGATGTCGTAATCCCGAGATAATTAATAAAGCACATAAGGGCAATTAACCCGATAGTAATTATTTTATCATAATTCTTGCTTATAGAATAATACCCGCTATGCGTTATATATTTTGTTAGTGCGACAGATATAACAACACATGATGCCACTGCAAAAAATAT